TGATTTCCCGATTGGATCAGTTGTTGAGTCTGTGTCATCTGGTGTGAAGTGTAACGTCCTCGATGCCTTTAAGTTTAATTCTACAATTGAATTGGGAGTTGGTGCTACAGTTATTGATGGTTGGCAAAATAATTCAGGTTTCTTGAATGACAATCTTCAAGTTATTCCTAATAATGAATATTATCAAAACTTCTCATACTCCCTTAAATCGAGAGTTGCTCTTGATACATGGGATGATGCAGTAAGCTCACTTAATCATACCGCAGGTTTCCAAAAATTTGCAGATTTGGTTATTGATAACAATGCAGTAGGTATTGTCACAACTGCAGATATAGAAATTTCAACTGTTGTTGACCTTATTGGCGAAGAGTCTCTTTATTGCTTCCCTGACT